GCTGACCCCAATGTTATTAGCCGCCGGGACGCTGACTGAAGTGGCTTTCAACGCGGTAGTCATAGATTCTCCAAGGAGGCTCGTGCAAGAAGTTGCTGCCAGGTCGGCAATATACTGCGGGACCATGGCAATGGCAGCGGAGATGTGCCTCTCACGTAGTGACAGTCTGCAGGAGTGGCTCGCTGCCGCTGCCTCTGACGAGCGCCGACTCTGCGGCACCTCTGCTGGTGCTTGGCGACTTGGACGCGTTGCTGCTTCTTTACGGCGAACGTTGGGATACACAGACGCCAGCGCAACAATGAGCACCTTCAGACCAACAAGCATCTCCACGCTTAGGAGCGTCGAAGTGGAGAAGTGCGGCGCTGCTGCTCAGCTCCTCTTTTTCAACCCATGCGTTCTCACCGGACTCAGCTACGCTGCCCCCTACTGCAAGTGGAACATACAACGCTCCGAACGCGCGCACATGGGGGTGCACACACGCATCCGAGCTGCCGGCCTAGTTGGATGTGAGGGCATGCTGCTCAACCTTGCACACCAGTGCGGGGCCAGCGTGTGGCAGAACAGGGTCAGCATCACAACAAACACCATCACCCAACAAAAGAGGCTCAAGGCCTCGCCTCGCTGGCTGGAATGGCAGGAAAAAAGCGTCTCTGACCACCTAGGTTCCTACATACACACCGTAGTGTTTGAAAACAGAAACCAGCTGTTCAGGCTCTTGGAAACAGCCTGCAACAGGGCTGAGGCCACCTGGTTCGTCGACAGGGCTGGGTACAGCATAGAACTACTTGCTGAGGATGCGCGCCGGTGGACTGACGCAGACACCGGCGGCCTCACAACACCGGAGCCCACCGGCAGCCAAGCGAAGGGCCCTGAACCACCAGCCCCACAGCCCGAACCGCCTACAGAATTGCTGCCAGAACAAGAGCCAGAAATGCCAGAGCAGCCCAAACCACCAAACTACCCAGATGCATCTGTCGCAATGTTCAAGGTGCGCGGAATACATCCCGCACTGGTGAAGGCCGCAGTGAACAACAGGCCACTTCAGGCAGCAATCTTGGCCAATCACCCGAACCCACTAGCAAGGACGAACTTCCAGACGGAAGCCGTGACTGACTCCATGCGCCGCTTCACAGTCCCACCCATGCTGCTTGACCACCCTGAGGCGCTCGATCAGCGCGCAACCCTCATGGCCAAAGTAGACACGCTCAGTCACGGTGTGATAGCCACTGAAAGCGCTAAAAATGTGCAAAACCTCATTGCAGAAGCGAAGGCGTCGCGTGATGCAGCGGCCATAGCTCAGGACATCGCCCAGAAGGAGCCAGAGGTCCCTATTACCGACCCTCAACCAGAAGAGGCTGGGGCTGGGTCGAGCGTGCAGTTACCAACCGTCCCAACATCCTGTGCAATCGATGTCAGCAGACTGCACTTCCTGGACTCCACAGTAGCACCACCTTCCTAGAGGGAGTCGGACGCTGCTGCTGGCACATCCGAGCCTTCGCCAAGGCCGGATTGCGCACAACAGCAGTACAACGCCGCTTCTGCATGTCTGGTGAGCTAGCCGCTTGGTTCAAGACTCCAAGCCAGGTCTGCAAGGGCAGCCCAAGGAACGTGATGGCAACTGCCGAAATGGCAGCAGGCTACCCCGAGCCGCCGACCGGCTTTCGCGGGAGGATGAGGGTATCCCTACTGTCAGTGATCAACGCTCTGTCACCATTAACCGCATGCGAGATAAATTGCCTCGGCAACCAGAAGGGACAACCCGCCTACTGTGTGTCAGCCCTGCTGCTCTGGCTCCGCTCCTGTACTCAGGCAGGCGAACATGCCATTGCCTGCAAGTGCGCGCGAACACGCCTAGAGGACTGGCTAGATGAGGACATACCAGAAGCAGAACAAATAACCCGAAGGGCCGGCTGTGGGATGTCAGGCACCAGTGGGTCATATGTCCTATTCGGGCGCATCAAAACGCTCATGGGGCGCGACCTACGCGGTCATGACATCAAAGACGAGATCGAACAACGGTCGTGTGTGAGCGTCACTCATGCGATGGGTCCCGAGCTGAGTCGCGACGCCTGGTACAGAGCGCTGCACTACGAACTGCACCAGGTAGTCAGTGAGGCTATGAGCCGCACGAGTCCCGGTGAGCAGTCACCGGCACAGTGGGGCAATACGAGGGCCATCTGGATGCCGGGCGGAACAAGTTCAGAAAAAACAGGAAACTGGCATGAGCTGGCTGAGCAGTGTGATCTCGACCCGAAAGTGCTGATCAACAGCAAGAAAATGGTCTGGGCCACACAGCCGCTCGACCTCGCCCAGCTGCTGAAACAAACCCCCGCAATCAATGCGCGTGCCGCAACAAAGAATGAGCCTGGGCTCAAGAGAAGGCCGTTGCATGCAGCCAATGACACAAGCTATCTGATAGCATCATATGCCAGCGCTGGAGCTGAGAAGACACATTCAATACGTGGCAGTGTGATGAGGCAGCGCCCCAACGATGTGCTCGAGGCAATGTTGGCATTGAAGCAGGCATCGGAAGACAAACTGGTGCTCTGTGTGGACTATGCTGACTACAACAAAACACACACCATACTCACACGGTGTCTACTGTCAGCCATATCCAGCAGAGCACTACTCGCAGCTGGCAAGGAACGAATGGCACAGGCGGCAGACTGGATGTGTCGCGCTCATCAAAACCATTACATCAATGGAGTCAGAATCGCTCAGGGACTTTCCAGCGGGGAGCGCGACACCGCCAAAGACAACACGACACTACACCTAGCTTACGCCAACATGGCATGGAAAGCTGCCTGCGGAGGGAGGCAGATCGACACAGACTGCTTCTTCAGATGCTGCGGCGATGACGAACTGCTTGTTGGGTGCACCTGGCTGCAGGCCATAGCATATATCGACGAACTGCAAGCCCAAGGACACCGGCTGCAAGTAAGGAAACTCATGCTTAGCTCAGATCATGGTGAATTCCTCCAATACAACATGTTCTCGCGGGGAGGGCTGCCCAAACAACCACTTGCACCCGCACTCATCAACTTTGTCTCTGGGTCCTGGTATAAGAGTAGCAGTTACATCAAAGAACAAATAGCTTCTCAAGTAGCATCCTCTGCCGCCGGGATATGCAGGCGTGGCGTTGATCTGGATGTTGCGAGGAAACTAGCAATATCATGCTGTAACTGGCTCGTCGGCGAAGCTGCGGACTGGCGGGCACAACTAGCAGCGACTGACTTGTTCGGCAACTGCGCAGTTGACCCACCAGCCAAGTCCGAACCCGTGGCCCCAACCACGAGAATGAAGGAGAGTCTAGCGGCTCAGGATTTCTGCAACTACATGCGGGGCCGGTACCCCACACTCGTCTCTAGATATGGCGAGCCTCACATCAAGGCTGCCGCTGCTGCTAGCGCATTCGCCCAGATACTGTCTGAGGCAACACGAAAACGCGACAAGCAGCTGGTCACAACGCGTACCATTGACCAAGTACCCATGGTAGAGCCAGGCGCCCGTGACGAGCTGCAACTGGCCACCAAATGCATAAACAGCCCCAGTGGGTCGAGAGAAGATTACAGAGACATGGTAGCATTCACAGCCGGGCTTCCACCCAGCCTACTACGTACCGACCACGACATGATGCAGGCGTACAGTGCAATGCCATGTGGCGCACAGACTCGTGTCTGCTGGCAACCAAGACCAATACTCAAGCTGCAATGGTACGAGAAGCTCTACCTGCCAGGCGCACTGGTCAACAATGTTTGTTAAGAGACAGTCATTCGCCGTAAGGCAATGACGTTGGCATTTAC